CCAGAAATTGACACAGATTCGGAGCGTAACCCAGATGATTCAGTTCACGAGGTTAGTAGCGGGTCCGATGAAGTTGCGGCAGAGCCAGAGATACTTGTTGATAAGAGAGTTGACGAAGACGACATAGAGATCGTAGGAGAAGTCAAGGAATTAGGAAGACCTAGTAAATTAGGAGAAGATACTATCAAAAGGCTAAATACTGCTTTAAAAATAGGATTATCACAGAAAAAATCAGCTTTATTCTCAGGGATCTCAGAAACTACCTTTTATAGATGGCAAAGACGCTTTAATAAGATCGATGACGCTTGTGGGGGAGATCCAGATAACATTAAAAACGCTGAAGATTTGGAATTATGGGAGTTTTGGCAGTCCTTAAAAAAAGCAAAAGTTGAAGGTGAACTAAACCACTTAGGAGTTATAACAAAAGCTGCGGAAAATGGGGTTTGGCAGGCTTCTGCTTGGTTTATGGAACGATCTAATCCAGAAGAATGGGGTAAAAGAGAGAAAAACCAGTTGCAAGACGGTAAAGACGAAGAAGTTATAAAAGTAGAAATTAGATATAGTTCTTAACACATAAATTTACATTAGAGTATAATTAAATTATTCATTACTGAAATAGCCTTTCAGTTTGCTGAAATTAAAAGAGATTAAGCCGCATTGCCAAGACAGTGCGGCTTTTTCTTTTGATCTTGATCCAGAAAAGCAAAAGCTCCATTGCTGGAGCTTCCACTTAGTATTGACAAACAAAAGGAGTCGTCCTTTGATCTAGAAAGACCGAAGTAGGACTCTTTGTTAATAAAAAGATTAGCAGTTATTGATTTATATGCAAACATATTGTAAAATGTTTCATGATGAAAAAATATGAATATTTATTTGATGGGAAAGAAACTATTACTGTTAAAGGTAAAGGTCTCAAAGAAGCTGTTAGAGAATATAAACAGCAGAACCCAAAACAATTAAGAGCAACTGTTGAGTGGATCTCTAAAGATGGTTCCGTACAGAAAAAGAGAATTAAATTAAGAGAAGTCAATATCGGTATTGATAGACATGGCAACATAATTAGATAGTGTTATTTTATCATGACGATTGCTTAGAACTAATAAAGACTTTTCCAGATGACCATGTAGATCATGTTCTAACAAGTCCGCCATATAACATTGGTAGATCTAAAAATACAAAATCTTTACAAAAAGCAAAATACGATGGTTTTGAAGATAAAAATAAAAATTACTTTGACTGGTCTGTACAAGTTATCGATGAACTAAGAAGAGTTACAAAAGGAAATGTTTTTTACAACATACAAGCTAACTACTACAACAAAAAAGATGTTTATAAATTAATAGGACATTACCACAAAGATCTAATCCAAACTTTTGTATGGATAAAGGGTCATACTTCACCTGCTTCTGAACCTTATGCAATTAGTAACTTCTATGAATACATTTGGGCGTTTTCTAAAAATTCAAGGATTAAAGGAAATGAAAAATATAACAAGAACATAATACAAACTGATCTAGGTGGGCGTCACAAAGGTTTTCATGCAGTTATGCACGATGATGTTGCAGATTTTTTTATTCAGAACTTTACAAAAGAAGGTGAAGTGATACTAGATCCATTTCTAGGATCAGGCACAACAGGTGTTAGCTGCTTAAAAAACAACAGAGATTTTATTGGTATTGAATTAGTAGAAGAATATTATCTTAAAGCACAAGAAAGAATAGAAGATAGTTTTTGGAACAGGAAAGGATCAAATTGAAACTGTATAACAACGATTGTTTAGAAGTGATGAAAGAATTACCAGATAATTCTGTTGATCTTATAATAACTAGCCCACCCTATGAGGACATATCTGGAGCTGGTTACAAGGCCAGCAAAAAAGATATTTTGTTTTTGAAACTATATTCAGAATTTATAGATCAAGTGTTCGATCAATATCAGCGTATTCTCAAAGATGGTGGACAATTGTTTTTTAATATAAAAAGCAAGACTGCTAACAAAACATTGAGAACACCCCACTGGTTAGAATTTACAGACGCTTTCCAAAAGTTAGATTTCAAAAGTTATATTATATGGAAATATTCAGGAAGCTTTGACAGTACTAAATCAAGATTTCACTTAGATTACGAAATTATATATCACCTATCAAAAGGAGATCAAATCTATCTCAATTCAGATTGTGGAATTGATGATCCGTTAACATCAGTTTGGTATGTTCCACACAATATTCCTAAAGCAGAGAGGGTACACCCTACTCAAATGCCTATAGCTTTAGCTGAAAGAATTTTGAAAATTGCAAGCAGAGAGGACGATCTAGTCTTAGACAATTTTATGGGAAGTGGAACAACTGGTGTTGCTTGTAAACAAATGGGTAGAAATTTTATTGGAATAGAGTTAGACGAAAATAATTTTCAAATAGCACAACAAAGAATAGGGGAAAGTATTTTTGGATGAAGTTAGGTAGTATGTTTTCAGGTATAGGCGGTATTGAACTGGGTTTGATGAGATCTGGTTTAGTGTCTAAAGTTGCTTGGCAAATTGATACAGATGAATACTGTACAGATGTCTTAAAAAAGCAATTTCCAGACTCGTTAGTTCTGAATAAAAAAGTAGAAGATATAAACACTAAATATTTGCCAGAGGTAGATATCATTAGTGCAGGGTTTCCATGTCAGCCAGTTAGCGTTGCTGGAAACCAGAAAGGAGTATTAGATGAAAGATGGTTATGGGATGAAGTCGAAAGATTTATTAATGAGTTACGACCACCAATCTTCGTCTTGGAAAATGTCCCAAACATCCTCAGAGCAAGCAACGGAGAAGCCATTAACCGTGTCCTCAAAGGTGTGGCCGAAATGCGGTATTATAGATTCGAGTGGCAACTTATATCAGCAAAATTCGTTGGAGCAAGGCACAAAAGACAAAGATGGGTGGGAGTTGGAATCGTGGGAGACCCCAAACACTATGGATCACTTAGAGCCGAGATCAGGAGAGGCTTTGGAGAATGTGCTGTATCGTGGAGATCCAGAGAGGAAGAGCAGAAGAAAAGGTACTGGAAACTTGAGAGAGAATCCGAAACTTTGGTTGACACCTACAACAATGGACAAGAAGGACGACTCGTTGAAACACGCAACGAAACTTATGCAGGGGAAAACGAGGAGATCAACAGGTCACAGAGTTCAAAGGACACTATCGGATCAAGTGTGGATGGATATGATAGAGAAGGATCCAACGCTAATGGAATTTTACCAAGATCACGAAATGATAGTGAGACCTCTTCTACCAGAACAACAGGAATGGGTGGAATATCTGAGAAGTCAGACAACAGCGACAGAGATGCACAAATTGACAGGAATAAAGAAAACAACAGTGGATCATTGGTTCAGGAGGGACGACAAGGGTTTCAGTTATCCGAGTCTAGAGGATTGGAAGTTGATGAAGCCTCACCTCAAGGAAGTGAAGTTCGACAAAGAGATGACAACAGTGGAAGTGACGGAATGGACAGGGGACAAGGAAATGTGGCCGACACCATCGACACAGGACAACGAACATCTAAATCTGGAGCTGAACGAAAAGGGACGCAGGATAGCCAAGAATGGCGGAGAGGATCGATCTCTGAACCTAGCGGACAAAGTACAAATAAGGGAAACCTTTTCGACACCGAGAGCAAGTCAAGCAACGAAACCAGTAAACAAGAAAGCCCCATCTGTAGCGAGTGGATCTCACGGATCTACTTTAGAAATGGATGTTGGGGAACGGAATCCAGAGTTGATTGGTCAAAGGCTGAATCCTCAATGGGTGAACAGACTTATGGGCTTCCCAGATGGGTGGCTGGATTAGGCATGACTAATAGCTGGGGTGTTGACGATTTTTGGGAAAATGGGCTATCTAGAGTGAGAATTAGACAAGATCAAGATATTGATCGATTAAAAGCACTAGGAAATGCTGTTGTACCACAGTTCATGGAGCTGGTAGGAAGGCTCGTAATTAAGTCAATTATTGAAGATAATTTAGTTTTTAATAGTGAAATTCTTGAAAAAAAAGTGGAAAAAAGTGAAAAAAAATGAAAAAAATTACGAAAATCCAAGTAAAAAAATGTTCAAAATAGCGATACTTGTCGGCAAGAATTTTACCAAAAGCCTAATTTCATTGACTTTTAGTTTTTTTATGTCACATGTGACATTTGTGACTGTCACGCCCTAGAGTAGAGTAGAGTAGAGAAGAGTAGATAAGACTAGAGTAGAGTAGACTAGAGTAGAGAATTAAAGGATACAAATGGATAAATATTTAATAACAAGAGATGTTGAAGAACATTATATTATAAAAGCAAGTAACGAAAAAAGTGCTATAAAAATATTCAATATTCTTACTAAAACTAAAGATCGATCAATTAAATTTTTAATTAAAATGTATAATATTGATTTACATACTGAAATTACAAATTATAAAGCTATAATGAAAGATGACGATGAGTGAACTTAAAGAATATTTAATACAGTTTGTAGTAGATGCTACTGATGAAGATGACGCATTTGATAAGTTCCAAGACATGATGATGGGTACTACAGATTATATACCGCCAAATGTAACACCAGTTCGTAATGAAAGTTATGAAGCTTACACAGGCATTAAACCAGAAGGGACAGAATAATGGCCGACTTTAATTTCCCACCAGGGACAAAAAGAGAAGATGCTATTGATGAGTTGATCTCAGATGCAGATCTCAAAGAAGTTGTTTTAAAACAATTCAACTACATGAGAATAAAAGGTATCAACTTAGTTCAAGACGCAGATGATCTAGTTAATTTATATTTAAAGATTTGCAAATCTTTTGAAGAGAAGTAGAATACTTAAGTAGTCATTCTACGGTTATGAAAATTTTTCTTTGAAGAGTTTTCTGCCATAGTTAGAATACTTTTCAAAAGAAAAGGAATCGGTTGGGACAGATCGGTTCCTTTTTTATTTACCCTAAATTTAGAACAGATGGTCTATTATTGAAATGTCGGCTACTAAACCGACTTCCTCCCATCATCGGCTGAATCTAACGGTTCAGCCTTTTCTTTTTTAAGTAGGGATTTTTCAAGAGCAAGATCTTTTCTAATTTTCTTTGCTAGTTGTCTTCTACTCTTTCTATTCATGTTTGGTGCATAGTCTTTTGAAATTGTAAATATTTTTTCCATTTAATAATTCTATAGGTCTAATTGATACTTTTAAGTTTTGTTTTATGTTATTGTGTATAAACAATGATTAGACATATTCAACACAATGAGTTCACGGAGGCAGTCTTAAGAGACATAACAACAATAGTTAAGTTTGAGGCAGATTGGTGTGGTCCATGCAAAGCGATTACGCCATCAATAGAAGAACTTTCAAACGAATGGTCTGAAAAGGAAGTTGAGTTCGTTGCATTAGATGTAGATAATGCACCTGACATAGCAACACTCTATAATATTGTTTCGGTTCCTACTTTTATTGCTTTCAGAAATGGTCAACCAGTTTCTGAAGTAAGAGCTATGGTAAATGAACCCAATATTAGAAGAACTTTCGAAAAATATATATCATAATTTAAAAGGCTCTAGGTTCGCCTAGAGCTTTTTTTATTTTTGTCACATGTAACGGATATACTACTAAACTAAAGTTATGAAAGATATTGACGCAGAAGCAAGAAAAGTGGTTCTGAATTTAGATCACTTAATGGCACAAGTTGATTATGAATACAACAGACACCAATCTTGTCTTGTTTGTAAAGAGAAATATAAACATCATGAAGATGGATTACCTTGTATTTCTGACGATAAAAGGAAAAGGATAGTAAAATTTAATCATGGGAGACATACAAAGAGGTGAGCTAGAAATAGCTTCAACACAATATATCAGTTTAGATTTAAGCGATGATCTAGAATACGAAGAGTGGTTACAAATAGGCGAAGCCCTCACTAATCAAGCAAAGCATATTATGTGGTGGCTTGGTGATTGGTGGAACTATGGAGATCGCAAGTATGGTGAATTGGCTTCTCAGGCCTTAGACTTCGGAATACCTTATTCAACATTTAGCAACGCTGCTTATGTGTCTAATAAAATACCTTTAGAGAGAAGAGTCCCTGAACTTTCTTGGACACATCATTTCGAAGTTGCTTATTTAGAAGATGATGAAAAAATAGATAAATTTTTAAAAGAAGCTAATGAAAATCAATATTCAGTTAGAGAACTTAGAGCTAATGTTAAAAAATCTAAAATAGAAGCTTTAAATTCTGAAAATAAAGATTTCAATATAGTTGAAAAAGCAGGTGTAAATTTAAAGACTTCTAATGTTTGGACATTTGGGAAACCAGACAGCTCCTACGGTTTAGATCAACCATTTAAAACACCGCCTCAAATGATAGCTAACTTACTTTACTGGTTCACAGTTGGCGGTGAAAAAACAATTGTAGATCTTACAGACAAATACCAAGTAACTTACGATCTTGGAACAAAGCTTGATTATGATGTTTCAAGTTATGATCTGAATCCTGCAAGAGGTACTAAAAAAGTAATGCCAGCAGATTTTTCTGTAAGTGAACTTCCAAAAGAGATCAAAGATGCAGATATTGTTATTTTGAACATGTTAGATTTTATTGATGATCCAGACGATCTTGATCCATCTGCTTTTCAAAGGCAAATGATTATAGATTTAGGTGTTGTTATGAAAAAAGGGGCTAAATTGTTCCTAATTACTAAAGATCTAGATGATATGAAGTTGGAAAACCTATTTAGTCTTATTTATGGTGAAAATGATTTTGCTGTTAATGAATTTATATCTACTACCAATAAACACGCATATCACAAAGATGATGAAGCTTTTGCTATAAGAGACAAAATATTGTTAGATAAGCTCGCATATATATTAGTTCTCGAAAACCAAGCAGAATAGACATTTTATTTGCTACAATTGATCGATGGCAACTAAAATATTACAAACACAATTTCCTGATCTCCATGAGGCTCAATTAAAAGTAGCTCAATCAGAAGCTAGGTGGAAGATATTATGTGCTGGAAGACGATTTGGAAAAACTCGTTTAGGTGTACAAATGTGTTTAGAAACTGCTTTAGCTGGTAAAAGGGCTTGGTGGGTAGCACCAACATATACAATTGCTAGAGTTGGGTGGCGTGATATTCAAGAAGCAGCCAGATCTTTTCCCCCAGAATATGAACCTAATATTTCACTTGTGAATATGGAAGTTAGTTTCCCCTGGTGTGGTGGGTCAATTGCTGTTAGATCAGCAGATAGTCCACATAGATTAAGAGGTGAGGGTCTCGACTTTTTAGTAATGGATGAGGCTGCTTTCACTAAGCCTGATGTTTGGCATCAAGTATTAAGACCTACTCTTACAGAGAGAAAAGGTGGAGCTTTATTTATATCAACACCTATGGGTATGAATAACTGGTTTTATGAATTGTGGGAATTTGCAGATGATAAGCCAGATTGGGAAAAATTCCAATTTGCTACCTACGATAATCCAGCTATTGATAAAGATGAAGTAGAACAAGCAAAAGGCGAAGTTGGATCAATAGTTTTTGCACAAGAATATTTAGCTGAATTTGTAGAAGCAGGACAAGGTTTACTAAAACCTGATTGGTTGCACTATTTTAAAGAAAAAGGTGGTGTATTTTTTGCAAGTGGTGAAAATGTTGGTTTGCGTGATTGTTCTAGGTTTTGTACTGTAGACCTTGCTACCTCAATTCAAGAAGGAGCTGACTATACTGTTATAGCAAGTTTTGCAATAACACCGAAGGGAAAAGTTTTGGTGCTAGATGTAGTTCGTGAACGCATGGAAGCTCCTGACATTATCCCTCGAATAAGACAAAAAATGGCTCAATATGATTTACAATGGGTAGGTATGGAAAGAGCTGGTTTTCAGCTTTCTCTTATACAATTTGCTAAAAGAGACGGTTTAGCAGTGAAAGAACTAAGAGCGGACAAAGATAAAGTTTCTAGAGCTATGCCACTCGCTGCTCGTATGGAAGCAGGAGATGTATTCTTCAGGCAAGGCGCACCTTGGCTAGTGGAAGTTGAAAGAGAACTTATGAGTTTTCCAGTTGGATCTCATGATGACATAGTAGACGCACTAGGTTATGGAGTGTTAAGCGCACAAGCTAAGAGAGAATGGACGGCTTACTAAATGGCAGAAAGAAAATCTAGATTTCGTAGGGCTGTAGACTTTTTAAATGCACCTACACAAAGGCAGCAACAAAAAGCAAGCAGGTATAACCAAAGCACATCTTTAGATCGTGCTGTTTTTGGTTACAACACAGAATCAGGGTATTTCCCAACACAATTACTTGACGATGTTGGTGATGGATCTAATAACTCAGCAGTTGTTGCTTGTTTAAATGTTTTAGCTACTTCATTTGCAGAGCCTAAAGTAAAAGTTTGTTATGAATCAAATGATGGGGATCAAGAAGTTGTAAAACAACATCCAGTCACACAGCTATTAGAGAGACCAAATCCATTTACTTCTGGAAACTTACTAGCTCATTATATAGTTACAGCCTTGTCAGCTCATGGTGATGCTTTCTTATATAAAAACCGTAACTCAGATGGAAATGTGGTAGAGCTTGTACCTCTAATGCCTGACATGGTAGAACCAGTAGGAAATGAAAATCAACTGATCACAGAATTTAAGTACAGACCTTATGGTGGATTGGGAGCTAACAGTATAGTATTGAATGTTAAAGATGTAGTGCATATCCGACAAGGAATAGATCCTAATAACCATAGGCGTGGTTTTGCTCCTCTAAAATCAGTACTAAGAGAAATCTTAGGTGATGAGGCAGCAGGACAGTATGCAGCAGCACTCTTACATAACATGGCTGTACCAGGTGTTATCCTCTCGCCAAAAGATGATCAAATGGGCGGTCCTTCTAAAGAAGAAGCCGAAGCCATATCTGCAATGTATAAGCAGAAGTTTGGCGGAAAAAATCGTGGAGCGCCAATGATCCTTTCTGGTGCTATGAATGTTGAAGTTGTATCTTTTTCACCAGATCAAATGAATTTAAGTGAATTAAGAAAAATACCTGAAGAGAGAGTATCTGCTGTACTTGGTGTTCCAGCGATCTTAGCTGGTTTAGGTGCTGGTCTTGACGCAGCTACTTATAACAACACAAGAGAATTAAGAGAGTTTTTTACAGAGCAAAAATTAGTTCCTTTATGGAAAACAGTTGCTAATGAATTAACACATCAATTGTTAAGAGTTGATTTTGATGCCGATGAAAATTATGTTGTGTATAACTTGGAAGATGTCAGGGCTTTATCAACAGATAAGGATGATATATATAAAAGAATGAACACAGCTGTTTCAGGTGGTTGGGTCACAATAGGCGAAGCAAGAAAACAAGCAGGTTTAAAAACAGATGAAACACATGATATTTATTTAAGACCAATGAATATGGTCGAACGCCCAGTCGATGGTAGCGCACCAGAAACTGAAGAAGAGCCTAACCAAGAAATAGAAGATCTTAAACAGGCTATGAAAGACTTAGGTGAAAAAGTCATGACTACTATATCAGCGGATATAGAGGCAATTAGAACTGAGGTTATTAAACCAACACCTACAGAACTAAATGAAGAAAAGTATGTAGCAGAAATGCCAAATGGTTCTTGGTGTATCCTTGATCACGAAACAAATGATGTTATTAAATGTTATAAAACAGAGGAAGCAGCCAGAAGAGCTTTGGCAAGAATGAAAAAAGGGATTGAGGAAGATGTTATAGAGAAAACAGGATTTCCTAATTTAAACGATAATCAAGAAATACTACTCAAAAATTCAAACTTTAAACAATTCCCTGATTACAACTATGTGAAAAACTTAAAAGACAGCTGGCCTGAAATATGGAATAGAAATAAAGATATTTCACCTTTTGTCAAAGATAAATCTTTTGAGTTCTGGGGATTATATAGATCAGGCGAAAGATCTGATGCTGTTTTGAAATGGGTTCAGTTAAGAGAAAAAATCCTTAAAGGACTTGCTAAAGACAATAGATTGAACACAGCATTAACCTTTATTAAGCTTGGAGCTGTAACCCCATCTGGTGTTGAACACATGAAAAAAATTATTAACGATTATAAAGAAACTATCAAAGTACGAAGAGAATTTGCCGAGCAGATCATGATCGATACTGAAAAAGCAGCAGTTAGTGAAGCAGTAGGCTTGAAAGACGCTATTAAAGAAGCGTTAAAAAATCAAAACACTGTTGATGAGTTAAAAGTATCATTAGAAGAAGCACATTCTCAAATGAATGAGCATGATCCTGCAGCGGAAACACCGCAGATAGAAGTTTCACTCAAATCTAACGAAGAAGAGTAAATTAAACTCTGTAATATTGTTTATCTGGAATAAAATCTATACCCCTTGATCGCAACTTATTAATTAAGTTAATCTTTTGTGGTTCATCTAAGTGAATCATCCACTCATTGATTATTGCGTCACGGTTTGGTTCAGATCCAACTACGCTTAAAGCATCCATAAACACTTTAAACTCTTCAGAGGTCTTTTCTTCTATCCCATTAGTTCTTTTTTCAACCATTTTAATAATAAATCTCTTTCTTCAGCTCCACCCCTAAATTGTTTAGCGGCAAAAGTTTCCGATATTATTAGTTTATTCTTTTCTATTTTTACTGGATAAGTTTTATTAAAAATTTCTATTTCACCTGTTTTATTGGGGTATACCTCAAGAGGAAAACTCCCAGATGAAATATGCAAAGTCGAAATCATCAATACTTCTTTTTCCATACAAAAAGTATACCACAGATATGCAGAAATGTTTTATTTCATTGGCAATGATAAATACGCTAAGTTTTTAAAAAGTCAGTTACTATTAGCGAGGTATTTAGAATAGATCTAAGTACCGCAAGCGCACCAAATTGAATATTAATATACGAGGAGTAGGTTGCGCTATATGTCTGAAGAAAAAAAAGAAATCGAATTTGAACTCAAAGGCGATGGGAAAAATAAAGGTCAAGTTGAAGCAGTATTTTCAGTCTTCAATGATATCGACAGTGATGGTGATGTAGTATTACCTCACGCAATAAAATCAGGATTTAAATCAGGAGATGTTCCAATGGTTTGGTCTCACAAGTGGGATATGCCAATTGGTAAAGGTTCAATTAAACAAGACAAATCAAAAGCTACATTTGTAGGCGAGTTCTTTATGGATACAGAATCTGGTAAAGAGGCTTATAACCTAGTTAAGAATATGGGAGATCTACAGCAATGGTCTTTTGGTTTTCAAGTAAACGATTCAGAATATGGAAAACACAAAAAAGATGGAAGCGAGGACGAACAAGATGTTAGGTATCTCAAAGATCTATCAGTTTATGAAGTCAGCCCAGTACTTGTCGGTGCTAACCAAGATACTTTCACAATGGCGATTAAAAGTGACAAAAAAACTGAGGCAAAAATTGTCGAATCCATTACTTTATCTCACGGTGCAGATGATGGAGTGGATGAGGAAAAAGGTGTACTTGGTCACGATTCTTTCGAAAAGGAAGAACCGCAAGGCGAAGTAGAAGTTGATCCAGCAGGAGAGCTTCTCGGAGACATCGCAGAAGATATGAAAAAAGTTTTGAAAAATATGCCAGAAGGTAGCCAACTTAATTTGGCCTCTTTAGATCAACTTAGAAAAGTTGCTAAAGGCATGAAAGAAGTAATAGATTTAATGATTGATCCAGATAAAAAATCTGATGATCAACAAAAAGTTTCAGAAGAGGGTGCCAGCGTGCAAGGCAAACGCTTTTCTGATGAGGTAAAAGATGTGCTTGCAGCATTAAATAACCTCGTTGCCAGAGTTCAATCTATAGGAGAACTCAGGAAAAAAAATGGAAGGAAGTTGGGAGCGTCAGCAACAGATGCTCTCAGAGCAGTTCAAGAAAGCGTCCAAGATGCTTTTAGTGAACTAGATAAATTCGTAGATGAATTTGGATCGGAGGGTACATTGGAAACGGAAACACAAGTAGTGGATGAAGTTGAAGTACAAGAAGTAGAAGCAGAAGTAGAAGCAGAAGTAACTTCAGAAGTTGAAGTAGAAGCAGAAGTCGCAGACAACCCTGTTGAGGAAACTCAAGGTAGTACCGTTGAAGCAACTGATGAAGAAACAGAAGTTGAAGAAGTAGAAGAAGCGGAAGCTGAAGCAGAAGTTCCTGTAGAGGAAACTTCAGAAGCAACAGAAGTTGAAGTGGATGATGAGTTGGATAGTCTTTGGCTTGAAAGTCAACAGACTTTAACTGAAACTATATTAACCGACATAGAAATAGAAGAATAACGAGAATATTTAGGAGAAAACGAATGGAAGTAAATAAAGTTCGTGAGCAAATAGTTGCAAAGTCCGAAGAACTCAAAGGTCTCTTTGATGAGATTTCTGGGCAAGAAGGACCATCTACTCCAGAGCAAAAGAACGCTGTCATTGATAGAAATGAAGAGCTTTCTTCTTTAAGAGATGATCTTAAAGTAGCTGAAGCAAAGTCTAAATTAGACGCTTCTGCTGGAGCAGTTGCAAGTATCCCTACCCCATCAGAGGAAGCACCAGCTTCATCTTTTGGTGCGGAAGTACTTAAATCAGCAGCTTACAAAGCTTACACAGAAAATGGTGCTAAGAACATTCAAAGCACTATTCCTTTTGAAATGAAGACAAACTTAACTACAACTGGATATCCACCAGAGTCATTAAGACAAGGTGGTATTTTAGAGACAGCTCTAAGAGATCCAAATGCAGTTATCAATTTGTTCGATCAGATTCAAACTGATCAAAACGCATTCGTGTATCTTGAGGAAACTACTTTCACTAACAACGCAGCAGAAGCCGCAGAGGCAGCAGCAGTTGGTGAAGCAGCTCTCGCATTCACCGAAAGAACAGCCACAATCTCTAAACTTGGTGTAAACATACCAGTTACAGATGAATTAATGGCTGATGTTTCAGGTCTTGAAGGATATTTGAACTCAAGACTACAAACAATGATAAGATTAAGACTAGACAGTCAATTGATCTCAGGTAATGGTACATCACCTAACCTAGAAGGTCTTTTAGACGCTGGTAAGTCAAGTGTTGGATCTAGCGATTACAACTCTTACAGTGGAAACTTAGGAAGAATTGGAGCGCTTTATAGTGCTATCACTGATATCCGAGTAAATGCTTTCACAGAGCCAGATGCTATTGTTTGCCACCCAAATGACTGGGCGCAAATTGTTACACTAGTCGATGAAGACTTTGCTGGTACATCATCAGCAGGTTATACAACTAAGCAACCTGTATTCACCGCAGCTGGTGGGTATGGTGGCGGAGTTGCAAATCAACTTTGGGGATTAAAGGTTGTTCCTACAACAGCTTGTCCTGCAAATACAATCATTGTTGGTAAATTCGGCGGCGGCGAAGCAGCACACATTGTCATGAGACAAGGAATGGACATCGCAGTTAGTGATAGTCATGGTGATAATTTTACAAAAAATATCATGGTGGTTAGAGCAACTATGAGAGTCGGTTTCCCTGTTTACAGGCAAGCAGCTTTCCACAAGGTCACAAACACATAAATTGTGAAATTTGTAGTGGGGGTGTAAAAACCCCCATTACTTTTTTTTTGGTCTGAATAAACCAAAAACAAGAAAAAAATAAGTTAGGATTAATACATTATGGCAGAAGAAAAATATATAACAATGGAAAAAGATGTTTGGGTATTAGGCGATGGTTCTATTTTTGAAGGACCAAAAGCTGAACTTCCAAAATCTAATGCTTCTAAGGTTGCAGGAATGGGTAAATCATATCCTGAGAGCTACCTAAAAGAACTTGGTTGGGGAAAAGCAGCTAAGAAAAAAGCAGATTCCAAGAAAAAAGTAGAAACTAAAGCAGTAAAACCATCTGAAAATAAGTAAGGGGTCAACATGGCTCTCTGCTCTTATTCTGATGTTGAAGCTATTGTAGGCATTGACTTTAGTTCTACCGTTCAAACATCAATAACTAATAATTTCATTCCTTATTCAGATAAGATAATAAAAACCTATATTGGTTATGACATAGAAGCTGGAAATAAAACTGAAACAATATTCGGTAATAATATGCGTGAATTGTCATTAAAACATTTACCAGTAAACTCAATCACATCAGTTACTGAAGATGGCAATACTTTAACAGAAGGTAACGAAGAAGATTTCGTTGTACACCCAAATGGAAGACTAGAAAGAGTCTTAAGTAGGTGGTCAGGATCTAAACCTAGAAATGTAGTCGTAGTTTACAACGCTGGATATTCAACAATTCCTGAAGATATAAGATTTACAAGTGCGAGAATATCTGCCAGAATGGTACTATCTGCTTTAAATTTAGGTAGCCAAGCCAAAGCTGGTGCGGTTGACACACATTTAGCAGACTCAACAAATGGGGCTGACATGGCAATAGTGCTAGAAGAAAGAATTGGAGACTTGAATGTCAAGTTTGCTGATCCTCTGGCTTATTTTGATGGTGATCTACTTAAATCATCTGATAAAATGTTGCTAACACCTTACAAGAAACAGGTTCTGGTTTAATGGATTTGGTTACATACACTTACCTTATCGGTTTCTTAAATTACCACGGTCTAATATCAACTCATCTCAACGAATACGCACGAGAGCGTGTATTTCAGGAAGATCTAATTGCTAGAAAATTTAGTGAAATAATAGCAGGTGAGGAATGGAATATAAGGAAGAATCTCTAGGGAATCTACTTAGACTACAAGAACTTTGGTGGCAAGATGACGCCAAATGTAAAGACGAAGACCCAGATTTATTTTTTCCAAATCGTGGAGCTTCTACTCGAAAAGCTAAACAAATTTGTGGTGAATGTCCAGCTCAAGAACATTGTTTAGAGTATGCAATCATTAATGCTGAAAAATTCGGTATTTGGGGTGGTTTATCTGAAAGGGAAAGAAGAAAATTAAGAAAAGAACGAGGACTTACAAGAAAGAGGAGCAGTGCCTAGTAGAAAGATACCATCAGTAGAACAAGCGTTCGAACTTTTTAATAAAGATCCTTGGCGACCATTATCTGAATGGGCTGAAGAATGGGACTGTTCACACGAAAGAGTTAGGCAATTAAGGGAACAAGCTGGTTTTGATCCAATTTCTAGTATTGATCATGGAACTGCTCAAATTGTAATAGATCGTGTTCGTAATGGTGAATTTTCATTAACTGTAAGAGAATTATATGATGATCTCCCAATAGGTTTAGAAAAGTTTTTAACTTGGATGAAAGAAGATCCTGCTATTTATTTAGGTGTTTTAGAAGCTCAACAATGGGTAGAAAAACAATCATGGAATCCAGATAAAAAACAATGTAAAAGATGTGGAGAAGTACAAGATCCAAATAATTTTGGAAAAACACAAAAATATAAAGATGGACTACAAAAAATATGTAACCACTGCCTTGAAAATCCATCTGAAAAACTAGCTAGTATTAAAGAAAAACAAGAAAAGATTAAAGCCCTTAAGGATAAGCTAGATAACTGAACCTCAGAAAAATTCTACTAAAGTGTAAGTATGTCTTATGATTACCAAAGTTATTTAAAAGAAGATGTCAGCGTACAAACTATGTCAACTTCAAGTGTTGATGATCGTGGTTTGTATAATTCAGACTGGACTGCTGGTTCAACCATAAAAGGTAGGTTAGTTTCTAGAGAGTCAGCAGAAACAGAGGGTGACACAAATTTAGAAGTAGGCCAGTTTTATTTATATTTACCTGGGTCTACAGCTATAAAAACATCAGACAGAATAGCAAAAGGTTCTGAATATTTTAATATTATTGGTATTGAAGAAATGAAAGACAGATATGGAACTACACCAATTAAAAGGTTAATTCTAAGGAAGAGTTATTAATGCGATCAAAACCAAAAAATAGATTTAGATCTTTCATGTATTCGTCATCAGCAAACACATTTGCAACTGGTGACTTAATTGCATTAAATATTATGAAAAGTACAGCTAATAGTGTAAGGCAGCCTGCTTTGGGTTTCGCTAAGTTTATGGGTGACCTTAATTCAATTAGACCAGGTGGACAAGGAGTAAGTATGCGTGTACAAAGACGAGTATCTGGTAGAGTTGCTGGTCGTTTAGGACATATTTTAATTCCTCAGAAAATGGGTTTTGCTTCTCGTTTAATGAATAAATATTATGGTAGATATTTAACTAAATCTTTGAATAATTATTTTAATCAAAAAGTTAAATATAGCATAAAGCTTGATGGTTCCAAAATGACAGCAACAACAAAAGAACAATTAAGTAAAAATTTAAGAAAATCAACAGAGGCGCAATATAAATCTGCTACTGCTGATTTAAAAGGTATGGGTATAAATTTAGAATATTTCAATCCAGCAGTAGTATTAAGAAAAATACAATTACAAATGATAGGCGGTTCTGCTGGTGGCACTGCTGCACCAATACAGTCAGGTCGTTTAGTGGGTTCTATAATAATGAGAGGATTTAGAGGATCTAGAGAGGCAATATTAGAAGGTGATTTAACGATAGGCGGATCTGAATCTTCAACTATAGGCGGACCAGCTAATGAAGCACCTTATTGGTGGAAAACAGTTTATGGCGGTTGGTATGAACTTTCAGGTCCTGAAAGATTTATTCCAGCAAGAAACGCAGGTTGGTTTGGAAAAGCAGTAGCTTATGGTGTAACAAAGTCACTTCCTAAGAATACAATAATATATGTTGACAATGGTGAGTATCAACAATATGAGAGTACAGGTGGCAATCTAAAATATTTGAATTATCAACCACCTCGCCCTAAAGGACCAGATAAATGGAATAGCGAGCTAGGTATTAATAATAAATATCCAGTGGAGGACGAAGTATGACAGGTTTAGTTAGTGCTTCAAATATGCCACCTGATCCAGAAATAACAGCTAGAGCTTGGTGTCTTGAAAAAACAGCTATAACAGATTTAGTTAGTACAAGAATAGCCACAAGACTACCTCAAAATCCGACATTACCATTTTTAGTTATTACAAATGGCGGTGGTGGTCCATTAGATTCCACTTCACAAGCAGCAATAAATGGTGTATCTATTATATTTAACTGCTATGCAGGGAGATGGGGTGGTGATGGATCTAAAGGTGAACCAGACTATACTGCTGCAAGTAATTTAGCCCAAGCTGTTTATAAAGAATGTTTTATTGAAGCTAATAATCAGATAACAACAGGTGCTGGTGTTAAAGCTTTTATTTATGGTTTCGATATACAATCTTCCCCAGTTAGAGTTGAAGAAAAAGATTTAATGGTTGCTAATTTTGAATTAGTAGCTTTCATGACATATAGAGCTAGCGCTTAATCGTTGAATAACACTAATTTGCAAAATAATCCTCTAATATTATCTCAGAGGTAAATTATGAAAATAAAAGTTAAGGTTAATCCTAATTATCCAGCTGACGCAGTTGGCGATGAGATATTGGGGCTAACATTTACCAAAAATGAATGGACGGAAGTTAATGGGACTGACTGGAAAAGACTCAAAGAATCAACTGGTCGTATGTGGAACGGTGAGCTATCTATACCGATGCTTATCGAAGAAGGATCAGATTGGGAGATCACACCAGTCATTCAGACTGATATAACGGAAGACAATTCTGTTGTAGATAGCGATGAAGAAGCTGACGACTCTTCTGAAGAATGGTATGGATCTGAAGAAGAATAAACTAGTCAAAATGATTAGTTGTACAACTAATAATTGTAAGTTAGGAGAAATGTATGCCAACAACATATAATACAGCAGGTACAGTATCAGATGTGCTTATAGGCACAGGTGTTCTGTATGTTGCTGCTAAAGGCACAAGCTTCCCTGGTAATTCAGGCACAGCTTGGGAAGCCAACCCTAGTGGTTGGTCAGATGTAGGTTTCTCAGAAGACGGCTGGACCCTAGAATATGATAAAACTTTCGAAGATATCATGGTTGCAGAAGAAATTGATCCAATTAAATCAGTGAAATCTGCACAAGAGATCAGACTAACTGGTACTCTTGCACAAGCGAGTTTAGCTAATATTAAAGAAGCTTTTGGTGGTGGAACGATCACAGAAGATCAGACCACTAACTTTGCTGCTGGTTTTGACACATTAGTGCCACCAGCAACAGATAGCTTCGTTGAGAAATCACTATTGTTGGTGACTGAAGGACCAAGCGGTGCTATCAGACACTTACAAATCCCAAGAGCTATTAATGTTGGAGCTTTCTCAATGGCACAACAAAAAGCACCTCAAAAAGTGCTTCTTGCCACTGAGTTTAAGATCCTTGTACCAGATAGTGTTGCTACAGCTGTAGGAACAACAGACGGTAAGAAAAACATTTTTAGAATTGTCGATAACACTAACGCTGTTACCGAAGGAAGTGTAAACTAAATTAACTCATAACGATTGGAGGAATAATAATGAGTAAGCGATTTAAAGATTTTGACGCTGCACAGGACGCAAAAAATCCTGAGCCGATCAAGATAAAAGTGAATGAAACCGAATATGAGTTTCCACCATTTTTATCAGCGTCAGTTGTTTTAGAACAGCTAACATGGATCGGTGAGGATGGTGCTGTTGCAGCTTCAAATCTTCCAAGATGGTTTGTAACTGTTTTCGGAAAAGAAAACTATACAAAAATTTCACAAGCTGTCGATTTCCAAAAACTACAAGAAATATCACAATGGTTAATGGAACAATACGGATTAACTGACACAAATCAAGAATTAGCAGGTGGGGTTGAGGACGAGGGTGATACCCCAAAATAACTTTTAAGGTCACCGACATAGTTGATAGGTGGTCTTATGTAGAGTCCGACTTCAACAAAATATATTCAATCCTTGAGCCACTAGAACTTGAATGGCGCAAATTTTACAGATTACTTAGTACAATGCCTATAGAGAGTTCTTTATTCTTTGCTCCATATTCCAACGAATATAACGAGCAAATGGAAAATGGATCTGATGATTCTACCGATCATAATTGGTACAAAGAAGAACTTGATAAAAAAATGGGCAGGTCTCCTAAACCGAGAGCTGTTACAACAGTAGACGAAATGATCCAAGACCAAAATAAACATGGTATAGGCAAGGAGAATATTTAAAAATGGCTTTTCAACCACTTCAAGGTGTAGTCAAATTAATGATAGGAGCTTCTCCTGACCTATCACAATTAAAAATTGAGGCTGAACAAGGTGTAGCAGACGCAGGTATGGCTGTTAAAAAAATGCAGGCATTACAAGCTAGTGTAACAGGTGGTGCATTAATAGGTCTTGGTACTATCGCAGTAGGTTTATTTAAAGCAACTCAATCAGCAATAGCTTTTGAAGAAACATTTGCTGGTATTATAAAAACCGTAGAAGCCTCATCAGATCAATTCGATGATCTTAAAGCAAAAATAATAGAATTAAGTACGGTTATTCCAGTTAGTACTGATGAATTAAATAGAATAGGTGAGCTTGGTGGTCAATTAGGAATTGCTGTAGAAAATTTACCTAGTTTTATACAAACTGTTTCTACACTTGCGACAACTACTAACCTTACTATTGATAACGCCTCTTTAGGTCTTGCTAGATTAGATGCTATTGCACAAACAGGTGGAGAAACATTTGAAAATATGTCTTCAGTTATTGTTGAATTAGGTAACAACTTTGCTGCAACTGAAGCAGAAATTATGACTACAGTACTTCGTATAGCTCAGGCTGCTGCACAGGTAGGTGCTACAACCCAAGACGCACTCGCTTTTGCTACTGCGTTACAAGCAATAGGTGTCCCAGCACAAGCTGGTGGTACTGCTGTTGCTCGTGTATTCCAAGCTATAAATGAAGCAGTAATAACTGGCGGAGAAGAATTAGAAAAGTTTAGTGTGATTGCAGAAGCTTCAGGAAGAGTAACTGCCGAAACATTTGCAGAAGCTTTTGGCGATGATCCAGCTATGGCCACAGTGGCTTTTATAGAAGGATTGAATGAACTTAATAAACAAGGTGTTAATATCATTCAATTCTTAGATGATTTAGATCTAAAGCAGAGAAGAACAATGTTAGCAATTTTAGGTCTAGCTGAAGCTGAAGGTGTGTTGGCAGACGCATTAGGTTTAGCAAGAGTAGCATTTGAAGAGAATAATGCTGCTATGGAAGAAGCTGTAAAAAAATATAGAACTACTGCTTCTCAAATTGATATGACAAAAAATGCTTTTAGAGAATTAGGTATCCAACTTGGTGATCAAACAATGCCTGCATTTAAAGGTTTCTTAGATCTAGTCCAAGAAACAATTTTAGGACTTACTGTGAGTGAGACAGCAATGAAGAAGCTTAAAGTTGCAGCAGCATTCTTAATAGGTGCAATTATAGGAGTAACAAATGTCACTATAGGTTTCACCGCAGCACTTAATGTACTGACAGCACATCCTATAATCGCAAGTATTACTTTAGCTATTGGTTTGTTTACAACATACGCAGTAAAATTAAGTAATGCTGCAGGAGAGGTCGAACAATTAAGGCGTGCTATGAATACTTTTACACAAGATGGAGTAGTAACAGAAAATACTATACGAGCTTTATTAGGAACTACACAGGAATTTGATGAAGTATTAAGTAGTTTTAGTGATGATCAAAGATTTAATATGGAATCTAATATCATTGCAGCCACAATGGGAACTCATGCTGAAAGACAACAAGCTTTAGAAGATATAGGATTAATGATTGAACAGCAAGAAGAAGCATACCACGCAGCTCGTAAGTCATCTGGTCAAAATTATGATTATGCAGAAGTTTTCGAACTCCAAGAAATGAGAAAACTTTATGACATCATTGACCAGATAAATAAAGTTAAAGCAGAGAAAGCGAAAAAAGATAAAAAAGAGAAAAGGGATGCAGCAATGCTCGCTCTTGGTATCACTAAATTAGCTGAAGCAAGAACCAGAGAAAGAGAAGAACAAGAGAGAGAAATAGATAATTGGATTGCGTCTAGAGACGCTGTTCAGAAGTACACAGATGAAGCAGTCAAGTTAAGGGAAGAAGCACTTGGTCTTTCAACTGTATTTGATGCAGTTACCGAAGCAGTCAAAAAGTCAACAGATACTTTTGTTTCAAGTTTTGAAGCCTTGCCAGATGCTGTGATTATGTCAGCTGATGAAATGGTAGAGAACTTTAGAGCAAGATTTTTAATTGCTCAGATATTCGAGCAACAAATAGCTGAATTGAAGAGGCTTGGTATGGATGACCTAGCATTTTTCTTTTCACAATTAGGTCCTGAATCAGCGCCAAACCTAGCAAATCTACTAACTAGTCCAGAAGCTCTTGCTGAATTAGAAGCAGGTTTAGAGGCTCAGGGCATAACAGCTGTAGAAGAATTGAAAACAAATGCTGATAAGATAGCAGATGTTTTAGGTCCTGAATTTGCAGAAAAAGGTAAAGAGTCAGGTATCGCATACATGGATGGTCTGATTTCTGGTTTTAGTGAAGGCGCACCAAAAGCTTCAGGCGATTTGGAGAAAAAACTAGAGGGTATAGCTGAAATAGCAGAAATAATATTTGATACTGGATCACCATCTAAGAGAATGAAGAAACTTGGTAACTTCATAATGCTTGGTTTTGTTAAAGGTATACAACAAGGCTACCCAACACTTCAAAGAGAATTTGAAGACAAAATGATTGACTTAGTCACTCTTATTGAAACAAGCGTGAACCAAGCAGTCAGTGCAGTATCAGGAGCTTTCGGTGATCAGTTCGGTTTATTCTCAGGTGCTAATAGCTTAACTAAAGCTAATAGAGATCTAAATAAATTACTTGAAAAACAAAATCAGTTACTTAAAGGAAATACAGCTCAACAATTAAAAGCTATAGCTGAAGCTGAAGATAAAGTAGAATTTCTAAAACTTGCTTATGCAGAAGGAACAGCTCCTTTATATGAATTACAAATTGCTGAAGAAGAGTTAGCTAAAGCAAGATCTGCTAATGCTGACGAACTTTTATCAATTGAAGAACAAATAGAAACAGCACAAATAAGAATTGGTCAATCTCAATTTGCGTTAGGGAAAGATGCTTTTGGATTACTACAAGCTGGTCCTGAAGCTGTAGATCAATTTAAAGCACTTGCAAAAGTATTAGGAATTGATGAAGCCTTAGTTGCTAAAGTTACAAGTAAAACTGATGAACTAGCACAAACATTAGGCACAGAGTTCGGTGATGCTATAGATACAATAGCTAAAGACTATTTTGATTTTAACTTAAAAGTAGAACAAGAAAAGATAACTTTAAATCTTGATACTGATTCTGCAACTATGACAATGAAAGAATGGTTGGAATGGTATACAGGTCAAATAAACAATGCAAATAATTCAAATTCAGTCGCCCCTCAAATAGTTACACCAGGGGGCAATGTTGCGTATGCAGGTGGTGGAAGAATACCAATGTATGCTAAAGGTGGAACTCTTGGTGCTGGTTATGGAATTGTCGGTGAATATGGACCTGAACTTATCAGAGCAATCCCAGGTGGTGGTGTAGATATAACACCAATGGGTAACTTTGGCTCTAGTAATATAACTGTACAGAATTTAAATGTAAATGTTACTGGTGTACCATCTGATCCTATGCAAGCCAGAAAAGCAGCAAAAGCAATTAGAAAAGAACTTTCAAAGCTGGACAAAGAAGGATTAATAGGAACAGGTATTAGAGGTAGATAATGGCACAACCATCACATGCTAATTTTCATCATCACATGGCTACCCATGATAACGACTATGTTGAGTGGGAAGATCTAGATATTGCAGGAGCTTCGACAGTAAATAATAAATATCAAGATCGTATGAAATACTGTAAAGGCTATAAGTGTGGTTATTACTTTTACGATATAGATGGTAAATATGCTTTGTGTGAATTTTGTAGGGGAAAGGAAATGTGTTAAATGGCTAATACTGTAACAATAGGAAGATTAACTTTTACTTCACCAGCTTCTTTAACTGAAGATAGATCTGGATCTCAACACACATTGAGTATTGTTGGAAAACTTGCTCCAGATACATTAAATGAAGCAAAATATATAAGAGATGAATTATTAGCTTGTGCTAATGGTTATTATGTTGTTCCGTTTATTTGGCAAGGTGATAGCTCAATGGATGGATATGTAAGAGTATTAGGCTCTTCCGTAAACACATCTAGAGTTATGATTGGTGGCTATGAGTATTCAATACAATTAGAATATTTAGGAAATATGGGAGAAGTTGAGTTTGAAAGCCAAATGTCTGGTGGTTTAATCTCAAATGATCACAGTATAACTTCAACAACTAGTCAGTTTTATGCTGGACCAGTTGATTCCTATTCACATGAACATGGATCTACACCAGGGACTTTTGCAAGAGTAGGAGAAGATGGAACTTCTTATATAAGGTATGGATCTTCAATGAGAACTCATAATGCAAAATTTTTATGTGATCCTGCTGATTATTATAAAAATGCTTGTGAAGTTTACACAGATGGTACAGACGACACAAATAGACTAAGATGTGGTCTTCAATCTCCAAATCAATCTCCCTCTTCAACAAAAATACAAAATGGATTAGTACAAATGACTTTTGGTAATAGCACTACTCAATCTAGGTTTGTCATAAAATCTTATGATGGTACAGGTTATTTATCTTCAACAACATTTGCAGTCTCAAGAGGTGCTAGTGCAGTTGAATGGCAGGGGTGGAGATCAATACAAATATTAAAAAATGATCCTGAAATATGTACTGTTCGTTTAGGAAGTTATTATGAAGCTACAACAAAAGACAAGAGGCTGACTTTTGATGTATCTTTAAGAAGAGGATCGAGGCATTTTTCAATAGTGGCAACCCAATGGTCTTCTGCAAAACTTAACATAAGACCAACTACTACTACCGCATATACAGATAATACAAGTTATGGTATAGCGAGTAGTAATGATTTAGATGGTAATAAGGTTGTTTTAGGATCTCCACAGAATTTTGATGTTGATACAACAAACGGTGGTATAAATTCAACAGCTTCTACTGCAACTTTAAAAGCTTTTATAGGATATGAATACAATGGGACTTCGGCCACTTCGGAAGATCAAGCTACAAAGATCAGAGATCAGTATCTTGATAATATATTTGAGGTTGTCCGATTAGTTAAGTCATGAGTGTTACAGAAAAATTAATGGCACCTGGGCAGTTCAGCCTGTCATTAAATAAAACTACTACACCAAACACAATAATCAATCAATTAGACGCATGGGGGAACATAGTTATTGTTCCAGCTGATCTAAATCCAAATGAATTTTCAGACGCAACACTATTAGGTGCAGCTAGTTATGTAGGCATACTTTATTCACTAGAAATAGGTGATGAAGAAAATGTTATGTTAAATGGACAAGGTTTGGTTTCTTATTTGGGTGATAGCGATGCAAAAGGTATGCCTATTGCAGAAACAGGCGGTCCAACAGGTGTTAGATCTTATAGCAATACAACATTAGCAGATGTATTAGACACAACAGGAACACCTAAAGGTTTACTTAGAGACGAATCTGGGAATCAAGGTGCTATTAGAAAAGGAACAATTACAGAGACTGGTACAAACTATACAGGCTCTCACTATACAGAGTCAGCATTAAAAGCAATAAAGTATGTTTGTCAAGAAGTTGGTGCAGAATTTAAAATTAGCACTACTGGGTATTTAAGTGCTGGTCCATCAGGTAGCATATTTTCTGGTCACACTTCAGATCCAACAACAATTATTGTAAGAAATCAAACTGGTGAAGATCCGAATATCACTGGTTTATCTACAACTAGCTTAGTTGCTCAGTATGACGCTTCAGAATTTGTAAACAAAGTTGAACTCGTTGCAAGTAAATTTGGATTTGAAGCTAATTATGGTGCAGCTACTGCTTCATCTAATCCTTATAAAGATTTATTCGGATCTGCATTAAAAAGAACACAATACATTACTGATCCACAAACGCCAGCAACTAGTAAAACTACTAGAGCTACTGCTTATTTAAATGAACTAAATGAACTTAAGAAAACTTTAAATGTTTCTCTTACTGAGTATGACATAGCAGGCGACTTCACAGTTGGTGATAAAATATTCATTTACGATCCTGATATAGGTTTTGTAGACACTGCGGCTGATGCTACAGCAGAGTCTAGAACTTTATATGAAACCACATATCAAGGTCAAATATTAAATCCAACAAAGATCAGGATCTTGGGTATCACATGGCCTGTAAAAAATGGTTATGGTATATTTTATAGAAAATCAGATGGATCTTACATAGAACTAACAGATTATATGCTCTGGGAATCTGGAGATGTTGAATTAGAAATTGGTGATGTCGCACCGACCTTATCAGAGAGTTTAAGTTTTAGTGGTTATTCATTAGATCAAGTAGGTGGAGAAGATAAAACTGTTCCTAATACACCGTCAAGCCTTCAACAAGTAGCAGGTAC